TTAAAGAAGATAAAGGTACATTAAACTTCTCTGCATAATGCTTAATTGGCTTACCTTCAGCTAAATACTCCTTTAAAAAGTCATTAAAAATAGCATTTGTTTCTAAAGTAACTTTCTTGGTTTTAAGGTGCTTTGTTCTAATGCCTTTGGCTCTTAGGACTTCTCTTATTCGCTTTTGGGATATGTTATACTTTTGGCTTAAATCCTCTATTGTAACATTTCCAGTTCTATACTCTTCTAAAAATTCCATCAAATCCCCCTTCCAAATAAAGTATGTAAAGTTTTGCGCAATCTAATTTCATTTTTAGTATTGCTCTTGGTGTTTTTTGTGTTTCTTTTGTATAACTATCAATACTTTTCATAAAGTTATTTATACCTTCTTTTTCTATAACATTAGCAGCGCCAATCATTTTAAATGTTTTGCTTTTACCGTGTTTACTAAAAGATTTACTAAAAACTTCTATTCGCTTTTGTTCAAGTGTTTTTGGTTTCATTTTATTTATTGTTTTGGTTTTTTAATTTATTTTAAAATACTAACGCTGCTCGTTAGCACTTGGGTGTTAATCTCTGCTAAAATTGTTAAACTTTCCCCTAATATTGCGCAGACACCTCTTATCTTTGGTGCAAAAAGAACGCTTGCAGCAGCACCAATTTCATTTTAGAACGGCATTCCGTCGTCTTGTTTGGTTTCTACTTTACCTTGTCCCCATACTACTTTACCATTTCCTAAATAAGTTTTAGGTGCTTTAGCAGTTCTCTCTTCTTGAGATTGGTTTAAGGTAACTGTTACATTATTACCAAATTTGTCATTCTCATCATTAACAGTAATACTAACATTTAAGTATTTGTCTTTGATTAATTTTGTTCTGTCGATTTTTGTTACATCAATAGATGCGCTGATAATTGAACTCATTTTTCTATTTTTAAAGGTTTATAATTCTTGTTCCTATTCTTGTTTGTATTTGTTGATCGTAATCTTTAAGCCAGGTTCTACAAAGTTCAATCCTTTCGATTATCTCTTGCTCAATAGAAATATCTCTCTTAAACTCGTAAGATACCCAGCGTTCAAATTCTTCTAAATGCTTAAAACTTACTCTTTTTCCAAAGTTAGCCTCAGCAGGTGTATCACCTAAGTAATAAAACAAAGTAGCAAATTCCTTCTCACATAACATCATATAACCTCTTAATTGCCATTCGTAATCTGTATTTAATTCTAAAGCAGCATCTAATAAAGTTTTATGATTCCAAGAACATTTAGTATCTATAATTGAATTTTCAAGAACCACATCCGGTGTTCCTAACATCCATTCGTTTGAATAAATATCTTCGTTCTTAAAGGCTCTAATATCACCAAATAATACCTTAGATGCAAATTGAATTGCCTCATCTTCTAATAAAATCCCTTTGGTTAAATATTTAGAAGTTATTTCTTCTGTATCACCTGAATACCACTCTTTAAGATAAGTAATACAAGTTTGTGGAAGTTCACCATCCTTTTTTAACTTCCCCATCAATTTTGACAGGGAAGAAGGTCTTGCTTTAAACTTTTTCATTAATTAAGGCTTTTAAAGTTTCTGCATCAATTTCGTATTTCTCTTGGATTAAAGGTAAATTTCTTTTGTCTTTAAGATAGGCTGCTCTACACTTATCAAAGGTAACAGTAAATCTTTCTAATTTAGGTTTTTCTTCTTTGCCGTGAGTGTTGGTAGCGTCAGCATCTTTAGTATCATCAATAAGGAATAAACCATTAAGAGCATATTTCCGAGCATAACTGGAACTCGCACCAAAACTCTGTGCAATATCCATACCTTTTCTGTTGGGATCAATACCCGCAGAAGCACAACTGTTAAACTCTTTACCATCTTTATCAAAAAATTGAATATAAGTTTCGCAGAAGATTATTCCTGCTTTCTCTTCGATTTTATCCGATATTGTCATAACACATTCGTATTTTAACAACAAAGGCTTTAAGGCTTCTAAAATATCTTCCGTAGAACGATACTTATACTTACCAAAAGAATTATACTGATTCTTAGGTGCTTTTAATTCTGATTGAATATTTAATAATGACATAATTTTGTTTTGGTTTTTAAAGATACAATTATTTGATTAAATTGAGATAATTATTTTTAATTATTTGCTTTGCCAAGTGGTGTTCGTAATCACTTGTAATCTTTTGTATTTCAGCCTCTTTAAGACGATTGATAAGGTACATAGCTTGAACTGATTTGCAATAATTACCATCTTCTAAAGTCTGTCTGTAAAGTCTGACTAATTTATCCAACTTACTTTCCTTCGGCGGATTATTTATGAATTTGTGTACAGTTATAATGCTCATTATTCTTCGGTTATAGTGTACCAAGTATCTATTTCTTCCAGCATTTCTTCTAAAGAACTACCAAAATATATTTCAAAGAAATCCATTATCGTGGTCTACAAATGTTATAAAGTGCAGTACCTAAATAAGATTGACAAGCTAAAGTTGGCTGAGTAAGCATCTCTAAGACAATCTCCTCGTAGTTTTCTCTAATAAACTCGTCAATTTCTTGTGTAAAGTAGATTGGATTTTCTGCCGTTTCCATACTTGTAGGTTCAAACTCAAGTTTAACTTGACCTCTTGAAGTATCGTAGTTATCAATAATCCAAGCTCTTAATTCTAAGAATTGAAAAGTGTGGTGATAAACAATAAACTTGTCAGTGTACTCGACATAATAATTCTCAAAGTTAGTAGTTTCAACAACTTCGATTTCTGTGATGATTGGGTTTTGTAACTTTTTCATTTTGTTCTAGTGATTGTTAAAGTGTTTTCGATTTGACCTTTGCAAGAATAAGTCTTGCCGTTGAATTTTTTGTAGTATGCCAGTAAGGCTCGGATTCGATTACCTTCTCGCTCATCTACATTTAGAGTATCCCCGACTTCTAAAGCCTTGATCTCTGCTGCTTGTTGTTTTTTGTAAATCATTTCTTATTGTTTGGTCCACAAATGTCTTAATTAAAATTATATCTGCAAACATTATTTTACTAAAGTGCTAAAGTAAATCTTAACTAACTGATAATCAAAGAAATTATTTTTATAGTTTTTTTAGAATTAGGTAAACTGCGATAGCAATTCCCAATATTAAGAATAAAGTAGTGTTATTTTTTGGCTTTTCTTCTTGAATTGTGGTTTTATCCACCTTTATAGCCTTGTTTTCTTTCTTATCGATTTTAAGGCTCTGTAAGCGTTTACGCTCCTTAATGTGTCTCTTTATATGGATTGCCTTTAGTTTGTACTTGTAATCGCCTCTAATAGCTTCTAAAGGTGTAACCTGATGGTTTACTAATGTGTCAAAAACATAAGCTATTTCTTCAGTAGTTTCTATATCACTTGAATCGGTAGCTAATTCTACCTTTTGGACAATAGTTATAACCGAATCCACTTTTGTAGTTTCTACCAGCTTTTTAGACTTACAAGAAGAAGATAGTAAAATTACTACCAATAGAATAATTACGCTTTTGGACTCCATAGTTTTATAAGTTTTTTTTGTCTCTCTAATCTGCAATCTGCCTTGCACTTTGAGCAATATACTTTACTACCAGAAGATATGTAATCAGCCTCGCAGCACTCTGATATAGTCAAAGGATTTACTTCTGCTAATTCTTTTATTTCTTTTGATTTCTTTGCCATAATTTAAAGATATATTATTATCCTTTCGCAAATTTAACCAAAATAATGTAATTATCCTACTTACCGCTTTCATAGTCAATATCTCTTTGTAGGCATTCAATAGCTTTCTTTAAGTCCTGAACCAAAGCATCTTTCTTACCTGCTCTTAAAATATACTTAATAGCGTTGCCTTTCATAAAGGATAAATTGTATGCGTTTGCAATATCAATCACATCTACAGAAACTCCTTTAATTTCTACTTTGTAGTATTTAGGCTTTGTAACAATATCAGCTATATCCGAACCTGTTAAATCAATAGGTTTTAAGCAGTGCTTCTCAGTGCAGTTGGGACAAATTGTATCGCATTCGCAATTTTCAATTTTATTTATTTCTCCAATTGTTTTCATTTTGTTTTTCTTTTAGTTTTTCTTTATTGGTTTCGGTTATTAATTCTCTTCGTACTATTTCTATTTCTTTATATAATTCTTTTAATTTTTCAACTAACATCTCCCTCTTGGTCATAATCTAAAAAGTCTAATCGTGTTTCAATCATTTTAATTAACCTTGCTTGTGTTAAGGTTTTGTAACTTGGGAATAAAAGTAAACTTTTTTCTTCTAATTCAAAAAGAAAATAAACAAAGAATTTAAGTTCCTCTAAAAT